TTAAGCAATTTTCAGTTCTGAATCCTCTGCAACTGAAACTGCTTCTTCTATTATTCTTTTTCTTATTTTTGAAAACTTTGTGACTAATGTCTTAATATACATCTTGTCTTTTTTATTAAGTTTCAATTTTTCTGAGTATATGCAATCTCTTATTGTGTCATAACAGGCAATTATTCTGAAAGCTAAAGTAAAAGCTTCTGTTATCTCTTTGCAAGGACTTTTTATGTATTTCCCAAACTGTTTTATCAAATCCCTATAAAATAATGCATGAGTTAATTCAAAAACCTTTATAACTTTTTCATTTTTTAAAGGCTCTTTATCTTCAATATTAAATAACCTCTCCAATGCTCTGTCAGTTCTATTTATTATGTCTGACCATTCCGGGAATCCGTAATCTAACAACATATAATTAATATGATCCACTTTCCCTTTTTCTATCTGTCTTTTTATTTTAAATTCTGTCATAAATAGTTTCATAACTGTATGAAGTGCATAATTGAGAATATAATAACTGTAATTATCTTCAATTGTTTCTTCAATTATTTTTTTCTCTTCGGCAGATAATTTAATTTTCTTTACTTTCAACTTCCTAGCCATTTTAGTCCTCCTTAATCCTCTCTAACATACTATATAATTTTTCTAATTTATCCATATATAATAATCTATCGTGATATATTTTATATTGTATAGCAATTTTTAATAGTTCTACATTATAACCTATATCAGATATTATACACTGTCTAAAATTTTCTATATTAGTATAATAATTTATAATATCTTTAGAAAATTCTCGTCCTGTGCTGTCTACATAATTTCCATCTTTATTTAAGAATAAAGAATTTTTAGATACAATTTCTTCTTCCCCTATTATATAAAAACTTTCATCTTCCTTTATTATATTAAACCCCAAATCATCTTCTATATATTTACTCATTATTCTTCCACCTTTGCAAATGGATTTCCTTCACTATTTTTTCCAAATAATGAATTTTCTAAATCCTCTTCTTCCTCTACTACTTCGGCATCTTCTATTTTAGTTTTGCTATAATGTTCAGTTTCATTCACTTGAATAGGTGTGTCATCTAATTCGCTAGTATTCACTCCTGATTCTTCTGCTTCGTACATTCCACTTAATTCTTCAATAAATGCTTCTCTTAATGCTTGTGCTTTTGCTACTTTTGTTATCATTGTGACTGGTCGATTTTTCCAGTTTGTGTTTGGTGTTCCGTCTTTTTTAGTTCCTATATATTCATCAAAATTCACTTCAGCAGTAACAGGGTTATCCCAATCTTTTCGATAAACAGTACACCAAGCTCCAACCAATTCTTCTTTATCTTTTCTAAATATAGAGCCTTCACGTTTTATTAATTCTCCAGTTTCTTTATTTTCCACATATATCCCAACTTTTTTACCATTATATTGAGGGTGCTGTATTGCCCTTTTTTCGATAGCGTCCTTTGCAACAACCACTGTTGCAGGGTCTTTATCAGTATATTTGATTAAATAGGCGTCCTTGACAAAAGGGTTTAAATTTCTTGCCTTACAAAGTTTCATAAAATACATAATTTCCTGATCTGTTACATTTCCCTGTCCACTTACCAAATATCTTTTTACGAGATTATTGCTTAATTTCACTTCATCATTTCCTACTCTGAATACCATCAATCTATCATCATTATTTTGTTTTTCTTGTGCTAATCTTCCCATTTTCTCCTCCTATAATTCTATATTTTCTAATAATTGATATTTTATTTCATATTTATCTGATAATGCTTTCAGTTCTTTCAAAAAAGATAAAGGAGCATTCTCAAATCTTATCGTAGTATCAAAATGTTTTTCATTTTTTGTATTTTCTTTTGTCATTTCTATATTTTGTCCAACAGTTTGTTGTCTTTTGATTTCTTCAATTTCTTTTTGTTTTTGTATTTCAGCTTCTTCTAATGCTTTATGTTTTTCTTCTTCTGCCTTTTGTTTTAAATTTTCTTCAGTTTGTTTAATTTCGTTCTTTTTACTTTCAATTTTTTCAGTAATGACACTATAATCTTCAGACATTAAGAATTTCATACTCTCAAAAGTTATCATGAATTGAATTTCTGCATTTGCTTTTTCAATTTGAGAATTTATAAAGTCTTGTTTTTTTTCGAGTTCTTCATATTGTTTTTGCACTTCATTTTCTATTTTTTTAAAAGTAAATGATTTATCCAGCCATTTGTCGTTCCATTCGAGAAAAATTTTTAATCCAGGATTTCTAGTAAAGATGTTGTTTATTTTTTTCTGTACTTCAACTTTTTTCTCTTCTCTGATTTTTTCATCATATTCTTTAAGCTGCTCACCAATAAAGTTTGATATTCCTTTTACTTCTTTTTCATAAGTTTTAAGATTCTCGATAAGTGATTCAATATCAGCATTTGCTTTTTTCTGTATTTTCTTTCTCTCGTCACTTATTTTCTTCTCAAGTTTATTTAATTTAGTTCTTTCTGATTTTGCTATATCGATATCATCTTCAGTAACAATCCAGCCTTCATATTTTTGCCTAACAATTTCCATAAAGTTTTTCAAGTCGTCAATGTTGCTTATGACTTTTGCTGGCACGAGTTTCGTTACTTCAAATTCAATTACCTGTAATTCCTGTGTCCCCATCTTCTCCTCCTATATCATTAATTTTGTTTTTGATGGTGGCTCAATGTCATTAATCACAAATGAATTAAACCACATTTCTTTTTTTATAATTTCTTTTATATCATCCTCATCTCGTTCAATGTTAAACCTTTTCAGAATACTTTCATCAGTCCATTCTAATCTTATATTTGCAAATAGTACTGCAAATTTCCATCCAGTTACAGCTAAGTAGTGCTGAACTTGTAAATGATAATGTAATGGTACTTCATTTTTCCAATCCCTCTCAAATTGCTTCCAGTTCATACATCGTGCTGTCTTTATTTCAAGCACTCCTTTTTCCTTACTTGTTTTATCCTCTAGCACACCATCTAAATTTGCAGACATAAAAGGATATTTTAAAGATATAAGCGTTTTTTCAAGTGTATCTACTTTAAATTCAGGATACTGTGCTTCAAAAATTCCTCTTAAATGTGGTTCCTGCAATATTCCATTTTTTACTGCTGGGACATCACTTATATCTTTTTGTTTTTCTCTTCCTGTTTTTATCCGCCACAATTCTTGTATATCCTCGTTATAAGGATTGTGTCCCATTATTATTGAACAATCAGAGCCACCTATGTGCTTATTTCTTATGCCATGCCACTCTGCTTCATTAGAATAGCTTATTTCTCTGTATTGCACTAATTATCCATCCTTTCCCATTCTTTTACATCTTCTTCAGTTTCCAAATATTCATATCCTGTTTCTACTGTATCCCATAGCCATTCTTCAAAAATTTTTTTAATTTTTTTATCATCTTTTATAATTTTCTCTGCTTCTTCTTCTGTATATCCGTAATCTTCTATTAAATCAATCACTTCAGCATTCGTGCTTGCATGATTTGCACGACTGTTGATAAAAAATCCAATCTTATATTTGCTCATTTTAATTTCTCCTCACTGGGAATCAACTATAAGTTGACAGCCACTTCTTTTATTTCCAAGTTTCTTCGCTGAAAGCTTTACCAAAAAACAAACAAGGCAAAGCTACGCTCATTAAAATTGCTGCTGTAAATATATTTTCTGCACCACACAACATAAATGTGGACATAATTCCAATTCCTGAAAGTATTTTTCTCATTTTATTCACCTACTTCTCTTATTTTTTCTTGCAGAATTTCAAATGCTTTTTCAACATTTTCATCTACCTTATAATTAAAAACTATTTCATCGTCAGCATACCTTGCTGACTTGTTTTTTCTTTTTCTTTTAAAAATTCTTATCCAAAACCCATTTTCTGCAAATTCTATTGTCAAAGAAACTTGTTTATTCTGTTCTCTTACTTCTATAAATTTTTTAAATATCTCTTTTTCTTTATTCATAAATTCCTCCTAAGCTATTTTCCCAACAATCACACACTTAATTTTTGACACAGTGTGAATCATGTCAGGTTTTCTTATAATTTTTTGTAATTCTTCATTCCCGTATTCTGACGGACTTAATTCGTATTCATCATACGTTCCTGAATACTCAAAGCCCTTTAATTCTTCTTCTGTAATATCAGGGATTTCATTTTTCAGTCTCTCAAATCCCCAACCATAATATTCCATTTTAGCTATACCTTGCTGTGGATAGCCAAAGCAATTTTGCATTGCCCATTTTTTTATTATTTTTTCTTTTTCTGTCATACCCTACTCCTTATCCTTTTATTTCTTTTTCTCCGTAATATTGTTCATAACCAAGTTTTGAAACAGCCTTGCAGTATTCTCTTATATCTTTAAAATCTTTTTGTTTTAATCCTGTTACCATTTCTAAAAAAACATCAGCCATTTTTTCTTCCAAAAATACTGCTATTACTTTTCCGTCTTTTTCTATCCAGTGATTCATTTTCATTTTTAACATCTCCTTTTAATTCCTGTCTCTCTTTTTCTTTCTCTGTTATATCATTCTACTTTTGTTTACTAAAAAGTAAACTATAAATTTAAAAAAAATAAATCCCTTGTTTTTATACAAAATAAGTTTACCATATAGTTAACAAAAAGTCAAATATTTTTGACAAAAATTTGATATAATATGCTTATAAGGAGATGATTAGCTATGAAATACAATACTTTAGGAGAATTTTTAAAAAATTTTATTAGTACTAGAGAGTTAACTTTAGAGTATGTTGCAGCTAAAACAAACAAAACAAAAAGTTCAATAAGTCAATACATATCTGGAAGCAAAAATCCGTCCAAAGACTTTATAGACAGTTTTTTGGAAGCTTTTAAGTTAACAAAAGAAGAAAGAGAAAATTTTTTGTTAGTAGCAGAACTTGGGAAAACAGTTTATTTAAAAGAAGAAATAAAAAAATATGTAAAAAAAGAATCTGAAAAAGAACCTTCAAATGTAACAGATGAAGTATTTGAAAGCTTTGTGAGAATACCGCTTTACGGAATGGCTTCGGCTGGAAATGGACTTATAGAATCTGAAGAAAGCAACATTGAGTATATAAATATTCCAAAACTTAATGGTAATGTTAAGAAAAGTGACTTTGCTACAAGAGTAAAAGGAGACAGTATGGAACCATACTACCACAATGGAGATATTATCGTGGTAGATGTATCAAATCAGGATATAAGAACTCTAAACGGAAAAGAAGCACTTATATATTATGATGATAATAAATATCTGAAACTTGTATACTTTGAGCCAGGAACAGGAAATTTATTCTTAAGATCCTACAATGTAGCATATAGCGACATAAAAGTTGAAAACAGAGAAGTGGAAACACTGTCTTGCAAAGGAACGGTCAGCATGGTAATAAGCATGAGAAATAGAAAAATGATATAAAATACAAAAAAAGGAGAATAAGGTCATGACATTGAAGGAATTTTCAAAGATATTAAAAAAGTCTCCATTACCGTATTTATTTATAGGTTCTGGATTTTCAAGAAGATATGCGAATACTCCTGATTGGGAAGGATTATTAAAGAATATTTGTAAAATTAATAATATCCAGTATAATGTATTAGCATATCAAAATAAAATTGATGGTACAGAGAAAGTGGATTGTCCGGCAATAGCAACAGAAATAGAAAAAAAGTTATATGAAATCTATTTAGAAAAAGACAAAGAATATGATTATAGGCAATATAATCCTCTTAAAAGAATTGTTTCAGAGCAATTTAAAAAAATGGAAATAGTGCAAGAACCAGAATATCAATCTGAAATAGAGAGTTTCAAAATTCTGACAAATAAAATTTCAGGTATAATTACCACCAACTATGACTTGCTTTTAGAAAAACTTTGTGAAAAAGAAAAATTTGTATCTATTGTGGGACAAAAAGGCTTGTTGTTAAAAAATGAAGCTGTTTTTGTAAATGAGATTTATAAAATTCATGGTTGTATAACTGAAGAAGAAAGTATAATTTTGACAAAAGGAGATTATGAAAATTTTTTGGAAAAGCAAAAATATATTTTAGGGAAATTAATGGTTATTTTCACAGAATATCCAATTATTTTTTTAGGATATGATTTAAAAGATAATAATATATTAAAAATATTAGAAGATTTATCAATATCTTTATCTTCAAGTGAGCTTGATAAAATAAGTAAAAAATGGTTATTTATATCCTGGAAAAAAGGTGAAAAAGAATTAAACTTAAGTGATTATTCTATAAGTTTAAATGAAAATAAAACTGAAAAAATTACTTTAAATTGTATACAAACCGATAATTTTAAAAAAATTTTTGAATTTTTAAGCAACATAGATTATGAATTAAATATAAAAAAAGGAGTATTAAAAAAAATTAGAGGAGTGTTAAATGACTATCAAATAGCTCCTTCTGGGCAAAAAGCCATAATATTTGATAAGGAATTATTGAAAGAATTTGAACAAAATAATAATATTGAAGAATTATCTATAAATATTGGAATGGTTACAAGATTTTTAAGATTAGATAAATTCAAGATAATTCGTGATTTTTTATACTTAGAAGATATTAGTAATTATAAAAGTAAGGAATATATAGAAGAATATCTAGATAAGACTCAAAAAGGTAAATTCTTTTTTCCAAGATATAAATTTTTTTCTAGAGAAGAATTAGAAAAAAACGGAATAGAAGATAAAGAAATAGATGATTTAAATATTCCTGAAATAAAAAGAGAAATATTAGAGAAAGATATACAGAAAGAAGAAAATTTACATATAGTTTCAAAATTTTGGGAAAACATATATAGAAAAGGAGAAATGGATGAAAATAATATAGAAAAGTTAGAGAAATATTTAAAATCTAAAATTGAAAATATCAAAGATGTTAAAGAGTTTCAAGATAAGTTTAAATCTAATGGAACACATTTTAGAAAAATGATAGTATTGCTGGATAATTTAAAATATAACAAGAATTTGACAAAATAAACTTATTAGTGTATAATTAATTAAATCAGTGACAGTGCGTGGCTGTAAAAAGTGAAACTATCAGTGCGAAAATTTTGCTTTTTTGAAATATGAGTCTGAAAAGGCTCTTTTTCTTTTGTACTAAACTTTTTCTTTGATTTACCTTTTTTATGAGGTATAATAAGATTATAAAATTTTAGAAGGAGTTGATTAGATTTGAAAAAAGTAATATTTTTTTTAGGGTTTCTTTTTTCAGTTATAAGTTTTACTGAAACTTGTAACTGGGTATCTGATCCAGATATTTTTGTCAGAAAGCAGATAGAAATTATCAGAAAAAATAATTTAGAAAGTAAAGTGTACTGTGATGTAGAAGATACGTTAATGGTGTATTATTTAGATGATGATTTTGAAGAATTAGAAATCGGACTACTTTATAATAAAAAAGAAAAGAAAGAACTGACGGTAGATGAATTTATAAAAATATCAAATAATTTTTTCAAGGAATTAAACAAAATACGCCCTGTCAATTTAACGAATTCTGAAAGGTTTGATGCTCCTAAATATTATAATTATAGACTCTATATTTATAATCCTGATGAAAAAGAGGGTGATATTTATATGTTTTTGAAAGCAACGTTAGATACAAGTGTTACTAGTCCAAATTGGAGTAAGTATTATAATAAGGAATTTTTTGAAAAAGATAGTGAAATGATAGAATTTTTCAAAAAGAATGGAATTTATCCTACTGAAGATATAGTTTATTAAAAATTAAAGACTCTTAACGGGTCTTTTTTTAGTCAAAGATATTTGACTTTTTGTTAACTATATGGTAAACTAAATTTGAGGTGAAAAAATGGAGATTTATGAGATACTATTAAAAAAAATAAAAAAGAAATACAAAAATATTTCTAATTTCGCGAATGAAGTAGATATGTCAAAACAATTATTATCATATCATTTGGAGAATTTGGAAAAAGGAAAAAATACTTTTCGAGCTAATCAATTGAAGGTAATTAGTGATAAATTGGATTTAGACTTGAATTTTTTTTACAAATAAAGTTTACTAAATAGTAAACGAATAGAGTTGATAAGTCAAATAAACTTTGAGAGAAGCCCTCGTTAAAACTTGCTGGCACAGACTTCTAATAATTTATATTATTTTTATCTTTCTTCCATTTGTGATTTTTTCCTAGTGTCAGTTGTTTTATGGACGGTTGCCTGAAAGGTTAAAGGAGCAGTTTGCTAAACTGTGAGCGTTTACACGCTTTATCGGTTCGAGTCCGATACTGTCCGCCAATTTCTTTAAAATGATTTTTAAAATTTGATAATTAAAAAAGGTGGTGATTTGGTAATAAAAAAATCGGACAAAAGTCCGATTCATATAGGGTTTTATAATTTAATTTATGTATTAATTATATCAGAAAAAAAATGAGGTGTAAAGATGGAAAAACCAAATTTTTATGGAATAATGCCTGCAGATGTCAGGTATGATAAAAATTTAAAACCGATGGAAAAGATACTATATACAGAAATAACAGCATTAACTAATTCAAAAGGTTACTGCTTTGCAACAAATTCGTATTTTGCCGAACTCTACGAAGTTCATAAAAACACTGTCGGTACTTGGATAAGCAATCTTGAAAAGCAAGGCTATATAAAAACGGTTCTGATTTATAAAAAAGGAACTAAGGAAATTATGAAAAGAAGGATTTATATTAACCAAAAAAATGTTATACCTATCAACGAAAAGATTGGTACCCCTATCAATGAAAAAGTTGATACCTATCAACAAAAAGATTGTGACCCTATCAATGAAAAAGTTGAGGATAATAATACAAGATTAATATTAAATAATAATATTATATATTTATTTAAGAGCAGCGAGTTCAAAGAAAAATTTGACTACTTTGTTCAGCAAAGGAAACTCGAAAGGAAAAAAGAAGGTAAAGACTTAGGAATTTTAGAAATAGATTTGTATCAGAAAAGATTATATGAGTTATCAAAAGGCGATGAAAAAGAAGCATTGAAAATATTAGAAAAAGCAATAATGAGGAACTGGAAAGATTTTTATATCGAGGAGGGAAACAATGGAAATAATTTCAACACGAGATATAGCAGAAAAAAAGAAGACAAGCACTCAAAAAAGCCAGATTACACAAAAGGATTTGATGACTGGAACTAATGTTGAAACTGTATCTTTCAGTATTTTTAGACAACAAGATATTTTTAAATATATGAGACTTTCAAAACTTACTGAACAAGACTGGTATAAAAGATTTGAAAATGCGAAAGTTCTAAGTTTTGAAGAAAAAGAATTCAAGAAATCATTTGAAAGATATTGTGAAAATTTTGAAGCAATAAAGAAAAAAGGACTTGGAATAGTAATGATAGGAAATCCTGGAACAGGGAAGACGTTCTATTCAAACTGCATAATGAACGCTTTAAATTCAAAGTATTTAGTGTACAGAACATCATTATCTACTTTGCTTGAAGAGATAAGGGAAAGCTATAAAAAGCGTAATGATGAAGATGATGGATTTTTGCTTGAAAGACTTTCAAAAGCTGAATTAGTTATATTTGATGACCTTGGGAATGAATTTTTAAGTGACTGGGGAAAAGAAAAAATGTTCATGATTTTAAATTTTCTATATGAAAACGATAAATCAATGATTATAAATAGCAATTTGGATTATACACAGCTAGAAGAGTTTTTGAAAATAAATGGAAGTGATAAACTCATGGACAGGATCAAGAGCAAATGTAAAAAATATCTTTTTAACTGGGAAAGTAGGAGAAAAGATTTATATAAAAAAGATTTTGAAAAGTATTTTTAGGAGGATAAATGAAGATAATAACGGAAAATGATGTCATAAAAGCTGAACAAATTAGCTTGCTTCAAGGAATTAGTTAATGGGTAAAATAAGAGTTTATTTCATGGAAATAATAGATTTAAATGGTGGTAAACATCAAATAAAATCAGATGACTATAACAAAATATGGGATTTTGTGAAAAGGCACAAGGGGAAGATTAGAGGACTTCATTCAGGAAGTAAAACGGTTTCTGAAGCAAAATTCAAGGAAATACAAAAAGAAGAAAATTTTAAATAGGAGGGTTAATGAAGAAAGTTCTAAATAACATAACAAAAAATTTTTATTCTGATGAATGGTATACAGATGTTGGAACAGTTGACAAAATGATTGAATTACTAGATCCAGACCCAAATTCTAGAATAATCTGCCCTTTTGACACTGAGAAATCAATTTTTGTAAAAAGATTAAAAGAATTGGGGCATACGGTTATATATAATATTTTTGATTTTATTGAAAATGATGCATATGATTTTGATTACATTATTACCAACCCTCCATTTTCTATAAAGAATCAAGTAATTTCTAAATGCCTCAAGAGTAATAAAAGAGCATGTCTTGTACTTCCTATTGATTCACTTGGTGGAGTTAAAAGGCATAGTCTATATAGAGAGTACGGGATAAAACCTTTAGTTTATATCCCAACTAAAAGAGTAAACTATTTTGATGAAAAATGGGACAAAAAAGAAGGAAGTAATTTTCATAGTATTTTTCTTATTTTAGATAAAAAAAATATAAAATCAGAAATAATTTTTGAATTTGAAGAAGAAAAAAATAAAACAATTAAATTTATTTTAGGAGGAATAATGGGAATAAAATTCTTAGGAACAGTAGAAATCAAAGAAAATATGACAACAGAAGAATTAGATAAAAAAATATCTGAAATTATTAAGGATTTTCAGAATGGCATTGATAAAAAACAACAAGAGTTGAGTAGCGAGGACAATGTTAAAAGTCCTAAACACTACAAACTTGAGGGCTTAAATGTTGAAAGTATAGAAGTCATTAAGTCGGTGCTAGGACAAGAGGGATTTAAGGCATTTTGCAAGGGAAATACAATGAAGTATTTAATCCGGGCAGAAAAGAAAAATGGCTTAGAAGATTATAAAAAAGCACAGACTTATCTAAATTGGTATTTGAAAGAATGTGAAGAGCATGATTAAGCTTGAATTACCAGTTTACTGGCAGACTAGAAAGAATAAAATAACTCTAATGAGCCTAAACTGGTACAGGAATGAGAACGAACATGTAAAAAACAAAATTAAGCATGAATATCATGACTTGATAAGATTAAAACTTTTAAAAAACAAAGAAAAGATAAAAGGCAAATATCAGGTACGGTATAGATATTTCTACAAGAATTCGGGAAGTGACCTTGAAAATGTAGCTTCAGTAATCGGAAAATTTCTGAATGACGCATTAAAGGAACTGGGGATAATTGTAGATGACAGTGTTAAATATTTAGTCAATAGTCAACTGATAGTTGACAGTTGTGATAAAAAAAATCCAAGAATGGAAATAGAAGTGGAGGAAATAGAATGACAAATAAGCAAGTTTACGGAATGATAGAAATGGTAGGAGAATTTTATCGTGCAATGGGCGATGGAGAATATATAGGAACAGGAAGCTACAAAGACAAATTAAGAAAAAAAATGCGTGAAGACATTTTTCATGAAGAACAAACAGAATTTTTTAAAGCATACAGTCTGGAAAATGAAACTTTGAAAAGAAAAGAACAATTAGACGCTGTCTGTGACATGTTTTACGTTGCAGCTGGAAATTTATTAGAAAACAGTAAAAGCATTGAACATGCTAAAACTAGATGGCTTAAAGGTGGAATTTGGGAAACAACAACGTCAGAGAAAATGAGAAAAAGAACTGATTTTGATATGAATACAGTCTATGAAGCTTTTAAGGAAATCCATAGAAGCAACATGACAAAGGTGTGCAAGGATGGAACAGTATTAAGGCGTGAAGATGGGAAAATCATAAAGCCTGATACATTTGAAGAGCCTAATTTGGAAAAATTTCTTTAAGGGGGAGTTATGGAAATAATAACAAATACAAAGGTCTTACAGACAGTAGTAATGCTTTTTAGCCTTTATCTACTGTATAGAATGAATAAAAAATAAGGAGGAAATATGCAAATATACGAAAGCTGCATTAGTAACATATACATAGCGGAAGATGGATATAATCCTGGTGTATGTGGTTTCTGTGGAGATACAGATAATTATCTCGGAAGTTACAGAAAAGGTAATGTTCAGAGTATTTCAGAAGTTCTGATTGATTTACTGCTTGAATATAACGAAGAATATGTCAGAGAAATATTTAAGGAAATCAGTCTAATGGAGAAACTGAATGCAGAGCAAAAAGCAGAAATAAATGAATTGATGGTAAAAGAGTTCAGAAAAAGGATAGAAACAATTTTTGGATAGAAGGAGGAAAACAATGAATGAACTTGTAAAGATAGAAAGTAGAGGAGAAAAACAAGTTATAAGTGCAAAGGAACTATACGAAAAATTAGAGATGGACAAATCACATTGGAAAAGATGGGCAAAAAATAACATTGAAACAAATGATTTCTTTCTTGAAAATATAGACTATGAGGGGTTCGCCTCAATGGCGAACGGTAATGAAACAAAAGATTACTGGATAACAATTGAAATGGCAAAGCATTTATGCATGATGTCGAGAACAACAAAAGCACATGAAATAAGAGATTATTTTATAAAAATAGAACAGGCTTGGAATACGCCCGAAATGATTATGAAAAGAGCTTTGGAAATTGCTAATAAGCGGGCAGAAGAAGCAACAAAAAAACTGTTGGATAACAAGCATAAAATAGAGTTTTACGAAGATGTTGCTGGAAGTGATAGTACCGCAGAAATAGGAACTGTTGCAAAAATACTTGGATTTAAGAATGTTGGAAGAAATATATTATTTGATATTCTGCGAAAACAAGGCATTCTACAGTCAAACAATATCCCTTATCAAAAATATGTTGACAATGGTTATTTCAGAGTTATTGAAAGCAAATGGAACGACTACATTAGTGGTGATGTAAAAATATCATTTAAGACAGTTGTATATCAGAAGGGAATTGAATATATTGCTAAATTATTAAGAGAACTAGGTTTTCAGAAAATCGAGGTGGGTGGCATAGATGATAGAAGAGCAAGAAGCGAAACAGGAAGAGCGAGCAGAATCGATAAAAAATAAATTAAAAAATAAAGGGAATATAGAAAAAGATGAGTATGATTTTTGTAAAATTAACAGAAGACTTTTTGAAAATATAAGATTTAAGAAAATTAGAAAGGCGGATAAAAAATGGCAACAATTGAAGTAGACAGACTGAACTGTGAAATAAGGTTGCTGTATCCAACTAACGAAAGTGTCAAAAAACTTGCGGAATGGCAAGAAGAAATCAATAATTATCCAATTAAAATCATTCCTCAGAACACGATAACAATGGAACAGATGAAACTGTTATATGTGCTTTTTAAACAGTTTAGTGAGGGTATAGAGTGGTATGATTTAGGATATACAAAAAACTATTTAAAAGATATGTTCAGTGGAATATATGAAATCGGAGAGTTCAGCTTAAGTCCATTTAAAAAAAATCCGTTGACACTGGAACAGGCTACTGAATTTATCCAGTTCATAATAGAGCATGGGATTGAAAATAATATAAATCTTTATATCAAGGATAAAAATACAGGAGTAAAAAGACATATAAGAGAGATAGTGCCTGATATTCAGAGGTACGTAATCAGATGTTTGAGGGAAAGAGTATGTTGCGTATGTGGAGAAAAGCATGACTTTAAGAATGGAAAAATAGTGGACTTGGAACATTATGATAATATCTCCAGTACAGCTACAACTTATGAACTAGATGATGGATTGCAAAGTAGATTTTTAACTTTATGCAGAAAACATCATATGGAAATACACAATATGCCTAAAAAAGAATTTATAGAAAAATATATCCTTGAGCCTGTATGGTTAAATGAGCAGCTTGTTTATGAACTTCTTGACAAATATCCAAATCACTTTAAGCTATTTAGAAAACGCTTAAAGGAAGGATATTATGACGGACTGATAAGAAAGGAGAAAAGAACATGACCGAAGAAGAAAAACAGAAATATGAAAAAATATTTTTAGAAGTCTGGGACAATAATTTGCTTGAAAAAGACTTATTGATGGACATGTGTGAATTATTAGGGCTTCAAAAAACAGAAAAACTGGAAGATGGGATCACATTATTTTATTACAAAACAACGAATAGAAGAACTTTTGTAATAGAAGACGATGAAGTTTCTGGAACTTTAGAAATTCATGAGGAAAAGAAATAGAAATAACAGGACAATGGCAGTTGAATATTTTTGGTCTTAGGGTATAATATAATGCAATATTATACTTAGGAGAAATAAAAATGAAAAACTTAAATTTTGAAAAAAACTTAAAATTAATTAAGGAAGCTCGTAAAATTACAATGGATAAAAGAATATTTTATAATAGTACACTCTTGATTCAAAGTGCTGATTTTGGTATAGAAGAATCAGAATATAGAGAATTAATGTATAAGTTAAAAGCATTGAGACAAGATTTTGTAAAAATTATTACAACTTTAGAATTAATAGAAGAAAAATTCGATAAATTTTCGAAAAAAAATAATTTAACAGATAAAAAAGAAAGTAATGAAATATGTTGTTTGATGGAATATTTATTTATAAAATATAGAGTTATGATAGAATATGTTTTTAAAGTTTTAGAAATATGTTTATTTCCTAAATTAAGTATAGAAAAAAAGAAAGAATATGAAGAACGTAAAAAAAGAAGAAATAATATATTGTTGCAGTACCTCAATGAAAATTTAAAAAAAGAAAATGATTTTTTAAATACAGAATGGTTTCAACAATTCAGAGAAGATAGAAATGTTATAGTTCATGGAGGAGCAACTTGTTTAATTTTTGGAACAAAAGATAGGTTAAAATTCAGAGTTTTAGAAACAAATGCTATGGATGATGATATAACAAAAGAATATGAAGAATTTTTTATGTACGAAAATGATGTGATAGATTATTCAAGATTTTGGGCATTACATATTTCTAAATTAATTATTTTCTGTGAAACTATTTTTGATATTTTGATTGAAATTTCAAATAGAGAAGATGAAAAAACAGAATTAATAGATTTCTTTTTAGAATATCATGGTATATTAAGTAAAAAAACTACAGAAGCAAAAAGATATGAAGTAGAAGTAATTTTAAAATTATTTGAAAAAGTAATAAAAGAAAGTGAGTAACAAACAAGACCAAATAAAACTGGTCTTTTTATTTTGAAAATAGAAAGGAAGATAGAATGAATAAATATACTCTATATGTAACAGATAACTGTAATATATGCGAGAGAGTAAAGAATTTAATTAAAAATCAGAAATTAGGCATAGAGATAAAGAAAGCTACTGAAGAAGAAATAAAAAGATTCAGAAAGCAGAAAGTTTTAAGTTTTCCAGTTTTAACAGATCATAATTTTAACATTATAAGCTTTGGTGCAAAAGCTGGATATTATATAGCAGAGAACATAGAAAAACTGAAGCATTTAGTTTGAAAAAAACACAAAATATGTTATAATATAGGAGGAAATTTTGAAAGAAGAATACAAAGAATTGATTGAAAAAGACAAAGAAGTCCAATATATTTTAGAGGATATATTAAAACTAAAAAAAACAGGGAGCGAATGTGAAATGAGGCTCTACTGGAAAAATGGGAAACAGTATAATAAAAAATACATAGTAAAAAAATTAATTGAATAAAGGCGAAACTACAGATGTATGAGCCACTTTATAAGTAGACTGGGAAAGGTCTATTTGTAAGGTGGCTTTTCTTTTTGAGGAGGGAAAATTGAAGTACGAATTTTACAGGGATGATATTGAACAGTTCACTAATGAGGAAAATATGTTCTTTTATTCTAAGAACAGTGAAGAATATGAACACAGAAAATATATAATGAAGTTATTTTTAGAAGTGGCATTTGAATTAATGAGCAAAAAAGAAAAGAAAGTATATAAACTAAGAAATGAAGAGAATCTAAATCATGAAGAAATATCAAAAGAACTAGGTATATCAATCGTGAATTCAAGAAAAATATTGTATAAGGCAAATCAGAAAGTTATGAGAATAGCAAATCTTATTGAGAAGATTAAATTTATAGAAAAACAGGAGAGAACATGAGAATAGAGAAAGTAAATATAAATGATATTACAATGTATGAAAATAACGCCAAAGAACATCCTGAATGGCAAGTTGAACAGATAAAAAAGAGCATTCAGGAGTTTGGATTTAATGACCCAATTGCAATAGATGAAAAAGGAATAATAATAGAGGGTCACGGAAGATTTTTAGCATTAAAAGATTTAGGATACACAGAAATAGAAGTAATAAGGTTGAATCATTTAACAGAAGAACAAAAAGCGGCATATTCCATTGCACATAATAAGTTAACAATGAATACAGACTTTGATTTAGAAACTTTAAAATATGAAATAAATAAGTTGCAGAACGAGGAATTTGATTTAAGTCTTTTAGGATTTGAAAATATAGAACTAGAAGAAATTATGGAAGAGGAAGAAGTACTGGAACTCGAAGAAGAAGCTGAAGAAAAATCGGGGGGGGGAGAGAAGTGACTTGATTTGCCCCAATTGTCGTCACATTGCACCAAAAAAAGAATTTAAAGAGGTGTTAAAAAATGGCGAAAATTCATAATGACAAATATTACACTCCTGACTTGGTTGTAAAAAAAGTAATTGAAGTTCTTGAAAAAGATGTAATGCCTATCAATAAGTTTTCAAGAATTATAGAACCGAGTGCGGGAGCAGGGGCTTTTCTTAAAAGATTGCCTGAAAAAACAATTGGATATGACATAGAGCCACAAAGTGAAAACATAATAAAAGGAGACTATCTGAAGCAAGATATTCCATATTTAAAAGATAGTCTTGTAATTGGAAATCCTCCATTTGGAGAAGCTGGGAATTTACACACTGAATTTATCAAGCGAAGTATAGAACATTCAGATTATGTTGCCTTTGTACTGCCGGGTGATATGTACAAAAAAGATAAATTTGAGGGCATAGAACTGTATAAAACTTATATGTTGCCAGCTGTTAAATACAGTGGAGTTAAGCTTAAGTGCTGTTTTAATATCTATCGCAAAAGAAAAAAGAGATTAAAAGAAAAAAATATAAAGAATGTAGAAATATTGACTTTTTCAAAAACAAAAAATACAACAAGACAACAGGAACAGGAATGGTTAAACATAAAATCTGATTTAAGGTTTATAGGTTTTGGAACTATCAGAATATTAAAAGAAACAGATAAAAAAGTTCGTGCAAAAGAAATGAAAATAGTTTTGAGAGAAAAAGTAAATCTGAAACCTGTACTTGAGAAATATTTAAGAGACAGAAGCAAGGTTGCAGTTTCAACTCCGAACGTATCAAAGAAAGAAATCGTAGAACTTATATATGATAACTTTCCACAATTGAGAGGATAGAAAAAGGTGGCAATGAATGAAAACATAAAATTGTTGATTAAAAATGAATATGAAAATGGTGCAGGAGTAACATGGCTTTCTAAAAAATATAAAGTTAGTGCAAATACTATCAACAGTTGGAAAAAGAGAGAAAACTGGAAAAAGAAAGTTGCACCAAAAAATAATGAACCAAAAAAAAATAAACGCACTAAAAAGATAACTGGTGCAATCGAAAAAGAAATAAAAATACAACAAGATATTTTAAATGGGAAAAGTAAAGAAGAGATAAAGTCTGAGTATGGCATATCGGAAAGAACATACTACAGAAAGTCCAAAAATGCTAGACAGTTAAGATTGGAACGAACGGAAAAATATTTAGATAAAATAGTAGAAGAGGTTTATCCTGACTTGGAAACATTGCTTAAAAATATAGAAATAAGCAAACGGAATATTATAATAAATGTTTTGAAAGAAGTAAAAGGGACAAATGATATAAAGAAAATAAATGATAAAAAAAAAGCTTATGACAATTTAAAAGCAATGGGAAATGATTTAATAAGGACAGGTAAACTGTTAACTTCGTTTGAATTACTAGAAATAGATTCACAATTGACAAGTGAAGAACTGCAGCATGAAAAAATCGAAGTTGAGAAAAGCAAAAATAATATTAATAATGAAGATACTAAAACTCTAATTGAAGGCATGATAAAAAAAGTAAAGGAGAGAAAGAATGGAACTTAAAGAAATATTTGAATATTACAGAGACAAACCTGTTGAATTTTATTTAGATATTTTGAACTTTAAATTCCTTTCTTCTGACCAGATAAAGTTCTTGAAGTCGTTTGAAGGTCACAGGAGAATAAGTGTTCCTGCAGGACACTCAACAGGGAAATCAAACTTGGCGGGAGGAATAACAAACTTTTGGTTGACAACTAGAACACTTTCAAGAGTAATAGCAACAGCTCCAACTTATCGACAATTAAAAACAATATACTGGGCAGAGGTTGCTAAAATATATAATGAAAGCAAGTTAAAAGGCTTAAATTTGTTCAATATTAACGACAAGGTAATGAGTGTTAATCATGAAGACTATAAGCGTCAGTGGTTCGCACTTCCAATCACTTCAAGTACTCCAGAAGGAATGCAGGGACAACACGGGAATAAAAGTGATGTTATTGATAGAATAATGGAAAAACTGGGAATAGAAAGCATAGATGATGACAAAACTATAGAAGAGGTAACTGCAATACTAAGAGGGGAAAAACAGTTAAGAAATTTAGGAACAGAAGACAAAGAAAAACTTCTCGTAATTGTAGATGAAGCAAGTGGAGTAAAAGATATCATATTTGAAGTACTCGAAGGAACAGATTATGACAAGCTCGTACTGTTTGGGAATATGACTAAAAATGTGGGTTATTTCTACAATTCAGTATATAGTAATAAATCAAAGTTTCATGTTGTTAAAATGAGTAGTTATAACAGTCCTTTCATGAGTAAACAACAGATACAGGATTTAGAAGACATGTACGGGAAAGACAGTGATGTTATAAGAGTTAGACTTAAAGGCGAAGCTCCAACACAAAATGAAAATTCGGTTTTTGATACTGAAATCATAAATATCTCTTTTAATAGGAGTAAAGAAACAGGGGATTATAGAAGAATAAGTCTCGGTGTTGATGTTGGAAAAGGAAGTGGTGGAGATAGCAGTGTTGTATACGTTAAAAAAAATAATAGTGCATATAGATATTTTAAAAGCAACAAGGCAGATACGGTTGAACTTAAAGAAAAAATAATAGAATTCTGTAATGAAAATAACAATAAAGAAATTGTTATAAATATCGACGGAACTGGAGTTGGAACAGGTATAGTTCAGGAACTGAAGAAAATGAGAATTAAGAATGTAACAGTAAATGATATTACCTTTTCAGCAGAAGCGAAGAATGAAAAGGAATATAAGAATATAAGGTCTGAGATGTACTTTGAACTAAGAATTGCTATGAAACAAAATTTATCCGTTGAAGAAAATAATTCCTTAAAAGAGGAACTGTTAGCACAACTTTATGAATTTGACGACAAAGGCAGATTCAAACTTGTAAAGAAGGATAAAATAAAAGAAGTTTTAGGGCGTTCTCCTGACGAATCGGATGCCTTAGCATTATGCAACTATAACTATAAAAAATCAAGAGGAATAGCTGTAGGAAGAAAAATAATAGGAGTGTAGAAAATGGCAGATGTAAAGAAAGAAATAATAAATCAGATAGCTTTAAATGTCTTGAATATTGGAAGTGTGGGAGATACAACAGTAGAAATGACATCTGAACTTAAATACAGAATAGCAAAGGACATAACAGTCAATACTGCTATTAATTCTCTTATTCGGGGAGTCACATCAAGAGAGTTGATTGTTAAAAGTGAAAAGACAAATGACAATGCTAATGAAAACGATGTAAAAATACTTGAAATTCAGAAGAGAATCAACAAGATAAAGAATAAAACAGGTTTTTTAAATAATCTGTGCAAAGCTGTTTTTTTTGGAATGAGTGTTCATGAGATTATCTACAATGAAGACTATACAATCGAAAAATTTGAAGAAATCCCATTTGAAATAATCAAATACAGAAAAGAAAGTAAAAACTGGTATTTTGTAGGAAACAATGGAGAAGTTAATATAACTGAAAATCCAACTAAATGGCTACACTCAATCTATAATCAAAGTATTAAAAACTTTAGTGGAGAAACAAGATTTGAAGCTATAGCCGAAACTTATTCAGAAATAGAAAAAGTAAAGCAGAAATTACGTGGAATAATAGAAAAGTATGGAGATACAATAATAACGTTTGCTTATGACCCTGATAATAGCAATGAAGAAGTGGAAGCAACGGCGAATGAACTAAAGAGAATGTATGGTAAAAATATCTTGGCTATACCTATCGGAAACGGGAAACTTGCAGATAATGTTCATTTCATCAAGTTAAGTGATTTAAAAACAGAAATACATAGCCAGCTGATAGAGAAGTACGAACAGAAAATAATCAGTAATTTATTAGGTGGAAATCTTACAGTATCAAACGGAGAAGGCAAAGGCTCTTATGCATTAGGGGAAATACATCAGGAAGAAAAAGAAAAGATAGAAGATGAAATGGCAACTTTTATAAGAGACCAACTTGACGAAATAATAAAAATAGATGCGGAGTTTTTCGGATATGAAGCCGAAAAATATTATATTTCACTTGAGAGAGAAGAAAAAGAACTTGAAAAGCTTGAAATAGATAAGAAAAAACAGGAAAATAGAAATCTTAAAATGGACGAGATTGTCAAATTGAAACAAGCAGGATATGAGCTTGAAGAAAGTGAAATGAAAGAAATATTTGACTATAAGACCTTGAAAAGAATAGAACAACAGAAAAATCAACTGGAGTTTGAAGATAAAAAATTGTCCATAGCGGAAAGGCAGATAAAAATAGAAGAATATATTAATAAAGCAGCCAAAAGGTTTGCGGAGGAGCAAGGTGGTAACTTAAAAAAGTATTAGCCACAAGTGAGAGCATAGAAGAACTATACAGTAAGATTGATACTAATAGCACTATGTTCTTCAATTCTTACATCGTGGCCGAACTACTGGGAAGATATTTAGCTATAGTTGAAAGAAATGAGAAAAAGGAATTTTCAGAGGAAGATGAAATATTAAAAGACTTATTCAACTTGCCTTTCTCAGAAGCGATAGATTTCTTTTTATCAAAAAAACCTGAACTGTATGATAAGCTTGACATAACAACAGATAATGCACTGGATGATTATTTTTGGATAAAGAAGTCGACAGATTTGGAAGTAACAAAAAAAATACAGGATAAGCTCTTAAAAACACTTGAAGAAGGGAAGACTTATTCTGATTTTAAAAAAGAACTTGATTTAGAAAATTTAGGACTAGGAGAAGACGGTCATTACTGGAAAGGTGCATTTGATATGAATATGGCATTTGCACAGTCAAGAGGTCAATATGAGGAGCAACTGGAAGGTATACAGTATGGATTTGAATATGGATTATTTGACGCAATACTGGATGGTAGAGAAACTAAGACTTGCCATAATCTTGATGGAAAAGTAATGCTGCTTACTGACTGGATAGAGCAGGGAATGTATCCACCACTTCATTATCGTTGCAGAAGCCGTATAATTGCTATAACAGAAGAAGATGTCAAGGACATGGGAGTGACAGTTGAAAAGAAAATAGAACATGCTCATGTGCAGAAAAACTTCGGTAAGTTTTCAACAAGGGAAAAAGACTTGAAAAAAATCTGCACAAAAAAAGAGAAAGAAATAGAAGAAAATAAAAAGAAAATTGATTTTTCTGCATTAAATTTAGTTGATAAAAATTCGATTGAAAAAAATAAAAAAGAAGATATAATAATTAATGAGAAGATGTATCCTAAAAAATTAGCAGGAGTAGAAAGAAGTGCTCCAATGAACAAAGAAATCGCTAATAGTGGAAATGTCAATCCTAAATTTAAATTAAGCAAGGGGTACAGAAGAAATTGTCAAACTTGTGTTGTAGTTTACGAAGCTAGGTTAAGAGGTTATGATGTTGAAGCTTTGGAATTCACAAAAAATTCGATGTCAGAAAAATTAGCTTTAAAGACAAATTTAGCTTGGAAAGATTCAAAAACAGGAAAAAATCCTGAATATATATTTGATAAAAATATAACTAATTACAAAAAATATTTTGAATATTTAAAAAATATTCTTCAAAAAGACCAAAGATACACCATGGAGTTTGGTGTTAAAGGTCGTCGAAGAGTAGGGCATATTGTCTCCATAGAAAAAACAGAAAATGATAAGATACATTTATATGACCCACAGACTTCAAGGCACTATGAAGAGGAAGAAGTTTTAAAATATTTGACTATAGTAAAATTCAAATCTTCTTCATTTGGGCTAAAATTTAACACACCACCTAAATTATTAAGAATAGATAATTTAGAATTTGATTTAGATGTAGTCAATCAAATTTTGAAAGCGAGGGATTATAATGATGACATTGAATAAAATCAGAGATTTTTTAAAAAAAGAAGAAGCGGGATATGACGATGTAAAATATTTAGGAGAATGGAAAAACTATAAAGTTTATGAGCCTTTCTTTAAAGGAAAAAAAATAAAATACACAGGATTACCTTATCAAATTCTTGTTGAAAATGATAAATTTAGATGGGCAGAACCTGAAGAGTGTCTCGAAATAATAAATTATTTTTTCCCTGCTGAAGAAAACAAGGATTAAAAACATGAAAATAAAAATAGTCAGCGACCTGAAGCAAGTGAACAGAAGACTGGAAAAGCTGAAGAATATGCATGATAGTACTTTTCTGACAGGCAAAATAGCTCATGATATGAAGAAGGAAGTTGCTTTAAGATTCAGAAGGCAGGAAGATAAAGATGGAAAAGCTTGGGCAGAGTTAAGTAAAAATACAATATTGAGAAGAAAGCGTGGCAAAAAGAAAAAGGGAGTTGCAAAGATACTTCAGGACACAGGGAAATTGAGAAATTCAATTAGTGTGGGGAATACTAAGACTAAAGCTATAGTTGGAACTAATCTTATATATGCAACAACACATCAATTCGGAGCCGAAAGAAGAGTTATGACAGCGAAGAGTAAAACAGGGTATACATTTTTTCCTGTAACTATCCCTGCCAGACCTTTCATGGGACTTTCGAAAAAACAGAAAACAAGATACAGAGAATGGATTAGAAAATGGAAAAGAGGAGAATTAAGCTAGACAGTTGAAAAACTGTCTTTTCTTTTTTAAAAATTGAGGTACAATATATTTGAAGGAGGTGTAAATGATGAAAGAAGTAAATTTATTAGTTTATGGAAATTTATTTAAAGGCGAAGATATTTTATCAGAAGACCTTTATTCAATGGCTTTTTGGTTTATTAGATATGAAAATATGGAACCGTATACTGGAGTATTGATTTATAAGAATCAATGCAAAATTAAAGTTAAAAATGGTTTTGTTTTAGAAGTTTCTGAAGAAAACGGAAGAAAAAAAGTTAAACCAGAAAGTAATCAACTGTATCAGGAACCAAGAGCAAATAGAGACCTTTATAAATTGTTGACTTTTATGGAAATACAATAAAGTTTTTAAAGGAGAAAAGAAATGAAGAAAAAGAAAATTGTGATTTTAGCAGTTGTAATTTTAATTTTATTTTCAGGTAGTATTGTAGGTTATAAACAATATAGAGAAAATAAAAAACAACAGTTCATAAAGAATAATTCAAAGCCTGTTGAAGTTGAAATAATCAAAAGTGGTGTTGAAGAAACAGGAGCATTAATAGAGCAGGTGGCTGTTGTTAAGATAACAAATCCTAACGAACTGAAAGCTATAAATATTAAAATAAGAGTTCCTTTTTATGATAAATATGGAACATTGCTTTCTTCATACGAAATAACAAGAGACGAAATGCTTCCGAAAACAAGTGAAGAAGTAACTATTAGAGGAAGCTCTATAACTAGATATGATGTTGCACTAGGTATTTCAACGGAAAAAGAATGGAAAAGGTCATTTGATAAACTGTTTATAAATTCTAAAAAAAGTAATGAAAATATAGAAATTTCAGTTGGAGAATATATTTTTCTTACAGGAAAAGATTACTCAAAACTTTATTAAAAATAATGGAAGACACTCAAAAGGTGTCTTTTTTTGTTGCATTTCTAAAACCAATTAAAAATTAATATAATCTGTTTAAGTATTGTTTTTATTGACTTATATCAAAATTAAACAACTGATTTTAATCTAATTTTTATAAAACGTTACCTTTTTTGTTCCACATTCTTATATAGTGAGAAGTAATGCAAGGAGGTGGAAAATGAAAAAAAGGATAAAGGTCTTTGAAAGTGGGGAATATCCTCAAGGAAATATAGATAAGGAACAGGTAAAAAATATTTTTTCTAAGGCAGAAAGAGTTGACGGAATATTTCAACATTCAAGCAAATGGAAAGCAGCAGGTAAAAATCCTGTTAAAGTTGGAAATTTTGAAAACTTTGGAATAGAAGAAACTGAAGATAAAACTGTTGTTTATGCAGATATCAATTTTAACGATAAAGGTAAGTCCTATTATGAAGATGACATATTAAAAGGTGTATCTGTCGAAATAACTAATGGCAACCTCGATAAGATAGCAGTCCTTCCAGTTGGAGTAAATCCAGCTATAAAGGGAGCGGAATTTGAGGAACATGTAATTGAGTTTGAGGAAATAGAAGATAAGAAAGGAAATGATATGACAAGAGAAGAAGTGTTAAAAAGCTTAACAAAAGAAGAAATATTGACTTATGGAAAAATTGAAGGACTGGAAATAAAAGAAGTCGTTCCAGAAAAAACAAAAACAGAAGAAGAAATAAGAGCCGTAATTGAAGCAGAATATGAACAAAAAGCACAGGCTAAAACAAAAGCACTGGAATTTATGGAAGCTAATAAGCTTAAAATTACTCCTGCAATGAAAGAAAATGGATTAAATGAAGAAATGCTTACTAAAGTTTTTCAAACTTCAGAAACGATGGAATTTGGAAATGAAAATATAACATTAGGGGCATTACTTACAAAGATTTTTGAAAAAATGCCAAGAATTTTAGATTTGGATCAAGTGTATAGAAATGTAGAATTTGAACAGCAAGAAGCAGGAGAAAATGTAACTGAAATAATGAAAAAAGCAAAAGAAGAAACAGAAAAAATGTATAAGTAGGAGGAGAAGATGGGAAATAGAGTAAAAAGAGAACAGTATGATAAAAAACATTTAGTAATATTTGAAACACTTCCAGGTGAAACAGTTTTAGTAGCAAGTGGAAATGGGAAAATAGCAACAGGACAAGTACTATCACAAAAAACAGCTGATGGAACTTGGCACAAATTTAATAAAGCGGGGACAGATGGAACAGAACTTCCAAGGAGAGTTTATAAGGGAGAAGAAGAACTGGATACAACTTCAAAAGAAGCAATAGCAGTATGTGTAAGAGCAGGTGCTTTGGATAAGTCTTTAGTTGTAGGAATAACGGGAACAGATTATAAAGCAATAGCAGAACTTGAAAGAAATGGAATATATTTAGAGGAGGTAAAAAATAATGTCGATTAATAAAAGACAAGCAGAACTTATAGGAGTATTTGCAGGGGTGCCTGTAAATTCAGTTAATAAATATTATTTAGAAAAATTTAACGGAACACCTTTTATGACTATATCTGACAGCTTCAAGCTTGATGATGTTGTAGGAGAACTGACTACATTGTCAATTGTACCTAGAGGAACAAAAGCTCCAGCCATAAAGGTAAACGGATTCGAAAGAATAACAATAACACCTGATATCATAAAAGGAACTGCAGCCTTGACGCCACTTGAAACTTTAGAATTACAGGCAGGACAAGTTTCAACTGTAGTAAATGGACAGGTAATAGATAATAAAGCACTTATAGAAAGCAAGAAAATGGCAATACTTAAATCAGGATATGAAAATACAAAAGCAGCAATGGCAGCTGAACTTTATCTGACTGGAAAGGTAACATTGCCAGTGAGTGGAGACAGCATTGATTTTGAATACAAAGCACCAACGGCAGTTAACTTCAAAACATCTGATGACCAGTGGGAAATATTCTTGGTGGACAGAATAACTGACTATGTGAAGGAAAATAAAATATATCCTGAAACAATAGAAGTTGATGTTGAAATCTTAAAATCTATGATGAAAAATGCAAATTTAAGGGAAACGCAGAAAGCTTATTCTATAGCTGAAATAGCACCAAATGCAGCAAGAAGTCTTGAACAGACTTATCCTAACTTCAATATTTTAAATATGAAAGTTACAGCATTAGTTCCAGCAACTGACATAAAGGGGAATCCAATTGATACAACTGGACTTATGTATCTGTCGACTGCTTCTGAATTCACAAATACTTATGTTGGACTTGAAATAGCAAATGGGCAAAGCACTCAAATGCTTAAGGCAGAGTATTTTGTAAATGAAGTTGTGGAAGTTGACCCTGCCGGAAAGAAATTTATTTTTCAAAGTGGATATTGTCCAGTAATTCCAATTCCAAAAAGAGTCATGAGATGGAAAATAACAATAAAACCTTAGTAGGTGGTAACAAATGGCTTATGAATTAAGTGAAATGCTTAAAGTCCGTCTTGTTCGTTTAGGAATGAATGAGACGGATATAAGCTTAAAAATAGAAGAATTGAAGAAGCAAGCTAATGCTTTTATTGAAATGAGACTTGGAGAAATTATTCTAACTGAAAAGCAGAAAGAAATACTTGAAAATAACTATATACAGTATGAACTTTTTGCACAGTTGGAAATGGAAAGTTTCACACAGGACAAAAGAATATTTTTAGATAATCTTATTGAGGACATTATTAGACAAGATAAGGAAAAAAGGCAGAAGCAACAGGAAGAAAGAGCTAATAATTCAAGAATAAGAGTGTATTAGGAGAATTAAAATGATTGAAACATTAAAGGAAGCTGTATCAAGAATAAGTGGGAAACAGTGCGAGTTTGGTTTTTATAATGACTTTGGTTCATTGAATGACAGTAAATTCTTATTAGAGCCTTCAAGTAGACGAAGTACTACTATAGGAGTGAGTGGCAGAAAAGAATACACAAGTATCATGAATCTTTATTATTTTTATTTTAATAACTTACGCACGAATTCATTAGAAGTAATAAAAGAGATGAACAGCTTGCTGGAAAAGATAATGGCTGATGAAGAGGTCAAAAAGAAAATTATAGCAATTAATTATGAATATTCTGTTCAGAACATCAAAGAGAATGAAAATGATTTGACTGGAATAGTAGAAATGACAATAAGAATGGAAATAAAAGAAAGGTAGGAAGAAATGGACGTAAGATTTTTATTAGGAAAGCAGACTGCAAAAGGAACTCCACAGACTACAGATGTCAGTCTTTTAGCTGCAACTTCAAGTTCTGTTACTCCAAATGTCAATAAAGTAAGTTCAAAGGCAATTGGAACAGGGCGTTGGGAAAAAGATGGTTTTGTTTCTAAAGTGGAGGTAAATGGTGATGTAGCGGTTGAATTAACTACGGGGCAAATGGAGATGTTCCTGTTAGGGGCAGGATTCAAAAGCAAGACAGTAGCAACAAAAAATCTTGAATTTACTCCTGATGATGCATATAACAATTATCTAACACTTATTACTGATAATGTTGAAAGTGATATTCATGAATATGCTCAGGACTGTTTAATATCAAGTTTGAAGATAAATGCCCAGCTGGAAGCTTATATAACTGGAACGGCAACTTTAATCGGAATGGATCATACAATTCAGAATGCGAAATTTGCAGGTACTCCAACAGCATTTAAAGGAAAACCTTTAATCTGTCTAGGGTCTGTAATAAAAGAAAAGAATACTGATGTCACTGCAGAAATAGAAAGTATAGATATTACAATTGATAACAAGCTGGAAGGTAAGGGTGCTTTGAATTCTATCTACAATAAAGCAATAAGACAATCTGACAGGGGTAGTGTGAGCTTATCGTTACAATTTAATGAATTCAACAAGACTTCATACAAAAACGCACATGATATGTTAAAAGCTAATACATCATATGCCGTAGAAGTAACATTTGCTGAAGTGGAAGACAAGACTAAGAAAGTTGTTCTGACATTCCCTAACTGTAAAATAGGAAATGTAGAAGCTACTGACCTTGAAGGAGCAGGAGGAATTAGTAAGGAACTAAATGCTTATTTCGATGACGGAATTAAGTCTCCAGTTAAAATAGTTTTAGAAAATTATCTGCCATAGAAAGGAATAAAATATGGATAAACATCAAGATTTAAAGCCTAATGAGGAATTAAAAGGACATCTGAATGAAGAAAAACTAAATCCTGATGAAGAGAAAGTATCAACTCCGTTACCAGAGCATAAAGTAACGGATGTTGTTACTTATGAAGTGAATGACAGTAAATTAGTTGTTGAAACAGTACCAGGGTTTAGAAATTTTCAGAACTTTATGAATAAACCTCGAAAAAAAGTAAGATATTACAATGAAGGAAAAGTGGTAGAAGAAATAAGGATAGATTATGAATTGTTTGACAATCCCGAATTTGAGTTACTTTTTAATCAGACTGAAAAAATAGTACTTAACGGAGAAAAAGTTGAGAAAACAAGGGATAATGTAGTCAAGTTTTTAGAAAATAAACCTACTGCATTTACTGAAATTCTGAACAGAATAGTTGAGAACTCAGGTGGTATGGGTTTGATACTGAAGAACAGGAACGATTAGAAGCGAGTTATTATAGAGCCTGTTCAATATTTATGAACAATACGACAAGCCCACACAGGGCATATAGAGTGCTTATAAGGGACATAGTACAGTATATGAAGTATTTTGGATTTGACGGAATGAGCGGAGTATATGAACTGAAATTCTTGCCGTTTGGAAAAGGAATAGACGAACATCCTTTTTGGATAATGGAAAAGATACATTTCATTTTGGGGTTAATAAATAAAGTAAAATCAGAAAAGAGGAAGAAATAATGGCAACAGAACAAGATAGACTGGTAACCGTAGTTGAGGTAGTGGACAGATATTCTAAGGAACTGGATAAAATGAGGTCTGAATTTCAAAAGACAACTCAACAGATGGAAAAAACAAGCAAGGATATTTTAAAAGTTGGAGAAGCGAGTGGAAGTGGAACTGATGGACTTTCAAAGCTTGTTTCTTCCTTTTTCAATTTGAAAAATGTCATGACTACTCTTGCAATCAGTGCGGCTATAAATACTATAAAGGATATAGGTCTTAAATGCATTCAAGCTGCAAGTGATATGAAGGAACTCGAAAATATAACTACTCAGGTATTCGAAAAAAGTTCTGAAGAAATACAGAGATGGGCCGACAGTATAGACCAAAATGTAGGGAGAAGTATTTACAAACTACAAAACTATGCTTCTGTTTACGGTTCTATGTTCAAAGGAGCAGGATTTGAAACAGATGTATTCAAGGAATGGTCTAAAGATTTAACAAAATTAACTGCTGATTTTTCTTCATTTTTTAACGTTGCCGATGATGAAGCTTTTACTGCAATAAAAGGGGTTCTAACTGGAGAAACTGAAGCAATGAAAAGATATGGTTTTATACTTAATGAAACTACAATGGCTGAATATGCTCATGCACATGGGATAAAGGAGAAATGGTCAAATTTATCTGAAGCAGAGAAAATGCAATTGAGATACAATGCTTTAATGGAAAAAACGGCACATATACAAGGAGATGCTGAAAGAACCATTGATGGTTACGCTAACCAACTAAAAGTTGCTGAAGCTCACATGACTAATATAGCAGGAGCATTAGGGGAAAAAATGTTACCTGCAGCCGAAGGGGCATTGCATATGTTTAATGGCTTTGCTCAGGCGGTTGAAAATTTTGTAAAAGCAAAAAATGTAAATGATTATCTGTTTGCTTATGACCAGGAAAAAGAAAAAATTGAAGAATTATGGAAGAGTTATGAGCAACTTTCGAAGAAAAAATTAGATGGACTGGCAACAACCAAAGATGAACAGGACAGATTAAAACTTTACGAACAGCTAGCTAGCCTGTATCCTGACATAATTGGAAAAATAGGGAGTGAAGCAGAAAATTATCAGAAAGTTGGTAATGCTATTTCTGATGTTATCGGTAATTTAAAAGAAAAAATACTGTTACAGATGAATGAAGACGTTATTGCAAAGTATACAAAGCAAATTAAAGATTTGGAAAAACAGACAAAAGAATTATATATGAATTTAGAGCCACTGAAGTTGGAAATAAAAGGGAAATTTGGAGTAGATGTTGCCAATATTTTTACTGAAAAGGTTCAGGAGCTTGCGGAAAATTTTGCAAAAACTGGATTTGGAGAAGGAGAACTAAGAAAAGTAATACAGGAAGAACTGGATAGAAATAAATTCAAAGGCGATAAAGAGATAGCAACGGACAAGATAATGAATCTGATAACACAGAGTTATAAAGCTTATACGCAAGGAAATGAAAACTTAAGTAAAATAGAAAGTCTGGAAAGAGAACAAGCTAATGAAATAAAAATGAATAATGCCTCCCTTGAAAACTGGATTAGTATATCACAAGGAAATCACGCTGAGACAAAATACTTCTTAGGGAAACAACAGGTATTAATGAATGACTTGCACAGAAGAGTAGAGGATACTATAGTCACAGTGACAGATGCACAAGGTAATATAATCTGGGATAATATCCAGCAACATCTCCAAACAAGAGCAGTTATTTCTCAATACAGTAAAACTATGAGTTCATATATTAATACTGTAATAAGAGGGCAAAAAACTACAATTGGGACATACGAAGTTACTACAAATGGGAAAAAGTCGCAGAGATGGGAGGTTACAACTCCAAACGGAAGACATGTTTTTGATTCTGAAGCAGCGGCTCAAAACTTTATATCTGCAACACCTAATAAAGCACCTTCTTTACCAAAAAATATAGGTGGAGGTGGATCACCAAAATTAAAAAGAGGAGGTGGAGGCGGAGGTGGTTCTAAATCAAAAGGTGGTTCAAGCGGTTCAGGTGGTTCAAAAAAAGAAGAAAAAAACAAATGGGAATCACAAATAGAGAGTTTAACTAAGTCACTTAAAGAACTACAGGAGCCGATTGACAATTTTCGACATCAGATTGAAGAACTTAACAGGCAGATAAATGCAATTGAAGTAGAAAAAGCATGGTTGTCATCGGATTATGGAACAGGTAAAGTTTCTGAAAGCTTTTCAAAGGAACTGGAAGGATTGAAGAAACAATATGAAATAGCATTAGAAGCAAGAGACACTGAAACTGTTCAAGTTTTGAAAGGTCAGATAGAAGCAAAAGAGTTTGAAATTTCGCAGTCAAATTTTATTGAGGGCATGTTATCTGATGTAAAAAAAAGAATAGATGAATTAAAATTTAGATATGGAAATGAGAATGAAAAAGATTTAGAAACATTGATAGAGTTTAACGAGAAATCATCTCAACTTTACAGTCTTGTTTTAGAAGATATAAACAAACGTCAAGAAAATGGAGTTATAACAGAACTTGAAGCACAACAGGAAGTAGGAAAAATTTTTGATAATATGTTAGAAGATGCTTTAAAATTGAAGCAATATGACCATTTTATTAATAATAAAATAGGTAAAATGGTAAATGATTTGGATGAGCTTGAATTTAAACATAAAGAAGATGAAGAAACAGTAAAAGTAAAAATGTCAGCTTTAAATGGAAATCATTTAGAAAAATTAGACACTTATATTGACATAATTGAACAACAGAGAGACGACTATATAGAAAAGTTGGTTGAATGGCATAGACAATTGAATATCAAAAATTTAACTCCTGAACAGAGAAAAAGAATAGAAGAACAGATACAGGGTCTTGAAGAAAAGATAGAAGATTTTGTTGAAATAATAAATAACGAAAGACTTTTTTCAGATTTAGCTCAATCGCTGGCAAGTTTGGATTTTGGCGATTCTTTAAATGAAAATATTACAAAGGCAATCGAAAATAAAGTGATAGAAGTCAACAAAAAGAATGAAAAATATTTAGAAGTTACAGGAGATATCACTGAAATTTTAGCTGAAAAAGTTGAAAATTTAGATGGATTAGTTACAACTGAAAATATTGAGAAACTAAGAAACGAAATAATAGATGAACAAATAAAGCTATACGAGGAAAAGAACGAAGTTGAAAAAGCTGAGATACTTAGAAAAATACGTTTTAACAATAAAATGGAAGAACTGGATAATCAACTAGGAAAACTGGGAGATATATTTTCTCAATTAGGAGCAATTACTGGAAGTAAAAGTATGCAATCTATGGGGAGTATAATAGGTGGTATTCAGAAATTTGGTAATACTATTACTGGTTCAGGAATAACAAGTTTTGATGGATTTTTAGATTTATTTAAAGGGAAATTCAATATAGGGAACTGGCTTAAAGGAACTAGTATCATAACTTCGGGGATAGGAATTGTCACATCATTTTTAAATTTTGGAAAAGATGCAAAAAAGAAAGCAAAAGAAGAGAATGAACAGAAAAGACAGAGAGCGGAACAACAATATACTAGTGACTTGTCAAAGAGCGAGGAGCTTATAAAGGCTATAAAGGACTTGACTAACTCTTTACAGGAAGCAGTTGTGAAAATAATTGAAAACATAGCAGAAAATACAAGTGATAAAAATATACAGAAACAGGCGAAGTACTATTCTGATTTGATAAGTACTACAGGGAATATGTATAACGACAACATAGTGGCCAGTGGGCATAGTGACAGAAGAAAAAGAAAAAGACTTAGAAAAGTAACAATAAGTGACTATTCTAACTTCAATATGGGATTTGAAGAATTTTTTGGAGAAATCTGGCAGAACTGGAAAAGAGACAGCGATTCACTTCAGAAGTTTTATGACCAGTATGTGAGTTTATTTAACATAGATGAGCTTAGAAGAAGAATGGGTGTATCTGTATTAGATAAACATAATATGGAACAAGTAAAGAAAAACTTCCTTGCTTTTATCGAAAGTATGAGAGTAATGGAAAGCTATGCAAAGTCACTTCCAAAAAATGGAGTTCTTGCGAGTTTTGAAGGGATAAATGTAAGTGATGTATTTCAGAGGAGAAAAGAGTATGAGGATCAGCTTACAAATATCTATAAAAGTATGGGAAGAAATCCAGAGGACTATAAATTAGAAATCATTCAGAAAGTCAATGAAATGATACAGGGCGACAGAGTTATTGTCACTGCATTTGAACAGGTAAGACATACTACTGTTGAGGAACTTTCAAAAGGTAATAAAGCGATAGATGGACTTGCAAAGGGTCTTGAGAATTATTTCAATAATTTAAGAAAGAATTTATCTAAAGTGATGTATGACGGATATTTTCAGGACTTTGAAGAAAGTTACACACAGAGATTTGAAAATATAGCCAATAAACTGGCGGACTTCAGACTAAAAGGTGGACATGATATTAAGAAGTTCGCAAGAGAAAACCTTTCGTTTGAAGACTTATTTTTGAGGCTCAGAAGTGTGAACAACATCAATAATGACATGAAGGAAGTTATTCAACAACTAAGACAGCAGGCAAGAAATGCAGGACTTGGCGAGGATATTATAAACTCCATGTTTCCTGAAGAAAAAATTTCCGAAAAAGCTAGTAAAATTGAATCTGCTTTAAAAGCCGCAATGGAAAAGGCGTTGGATACAAGCAGTTACAATCAGTTCACTATGAGTCTAGGAGAAAGTATATATCAGAATGTAAAGGACGGTCTTGTTGAAGCTTTTGTACAGAGCAGCAAGCACAGACAGTTAATGGAGAAATACTTTATTGATGAAGAATATAAATCACTGATTGATAGAGCTGAAACATTTAAGGAAGCATATGACGTCATAAAAAAAAGACAGGATTTTGTAGAAAATAGATTAAAAGCAGAAGGATTAGATTTTAGAGGAACAGATGCAAAAACGGGAGAATATCTTGGTGGGATGAAAACACAGGAAGACTATGCAAGAACTAGGATAGCAAACGAACAGGCTTCATTTAACTTCAATTTTAATCTTGAAAATAAAGGTTTTTTAGCAGTAGATGAACTAATGACATTTATCAAGAAAGAAGTTAAGCAATTTCTGCATAAATCTAAAAAAGAGGAGGTATAGAATTGATTTCCGAAGAATACAAAAATCTTACTTATTTGGAAGAAAATAACTTAAAACATGAGATAAAAGTATTTAATGTTACAAAAAACATGGAATTAACAGATTATCTTGAAATTGATGATTTACAGATAAATAAGTTTTTGGAGAATGAAAGCAGTTCTATTTCTCCAAATGCTTTAAATTTAACCTTCCTCTTAAGGAAGAGGGAAAAGGAAAAAATTCCTGATTATTTTGATGAAGTTGAAGGAGTATTTGATAATGAGAACTTCTTTGACAATATTGAAGATGTAAGGGATTATCTTGTAACTGAAAATGATGAAATAAGGGTAATTGATATTTTTAACAATGAAAGAATAGATTTGTTTGTTGGAATAGCTAAAGAATTATCTTTAAGGGAAGAACTGCTGCATAAATACTTAAGGCTTACAGTGAAAGACAAAACAATAAACGGATATTCTATGAGATTTGACAAAGACTATGTGTATAAAGATTATTACATCTATAATAAAAACGAAACAAACAGATCGTTGCTTTACATACTGGCGAAGAAACTTGGATTTGAAGACGATAAGATTGAAATAGAGGAAATAAAACATAGCTTAGGAGATTATATTGCTATTCCTGTTGCAAAGTTCGAAAAAGACAACAACATAATGCAGGAAATGGCGGAGCTGGTAAGGGCAACAGTAGGAAATATATATGTGAAAAATGATGGAACTTTAAAGATAACTTCACTTATTAATCAAAAAGATACCGAAATTGTAGATTATACATTGCAAAAAGGAAATATACTGGAATATTTGGAAAGCTATGACCTGGTGTCAGTTCAAAATAAAGTAGAAGTGAGTTATACGGAAAATAAAGTGGAAAACAGACAAGTTGTTTTTGCTCTTGCTGGACAGAATGCAAGTGCGGAGCTGGACGATGCTAGGGTAATAGTCAGAGCGAATACTGTTCAAAATGATATTTTCTGGGCAATCGAATATGTAACAACTAATGTGAAAAACCTTGAAAAAACTCCTGAAGTCGTTGCTTATAAAATGAATGGACAGACAAAAGAATATATCAATTATAAGGATTATGTGCTGGAACTTGAAGATACGAAAGGGAAAGTGAAATTCTTAAATCCAAATAACTTTGATATTTTCATTGAAAAATTTAAATTATATGGAGAACCGATATTTGAATATAGTGGAAGCAGCACAACTTATACAGAGAAAATTTTACAGGAACATGAAATAGAATTAAAAAGTATAGATAACAAGTATATACAGGAGCTAAGACTTGCACAGTCTGTAGCTAAATACAGTTATTTTATGAACTGTAGGGATTACAAAAAATATAAATTAATTTGCAACAGTGTACCATTCTTAGAGTTGGAAGATGTTATCGAATTAAAGTATGGCGAAATTGATAAACAGGTACAGATTATAAGTATTGTTCAACATGCAGATAAAACTGAGCTTGAGTTGAAAGAATTTGAAATATTTGAACCTAATGCGAGCAGATTTGAAACACAGAAAACAAATATGCTTGACAAGAACTTACTTAAAAATGGTGGGACAGTTGATTTTGGAAGAATAAAATATCCAGATACAAAGCCCCCAGCTCCAATTGGGCTGACTGCCGAACATCAGTTCTTAGGATTTGGCTTAAGATGGCAGGCGTTAGAATCGAAGGATATAAAAGGCTATCTGATGTATATAAAATCTATAAATGAGGACACAGGAGAGCCAAATGGTATTTTAGACACGAAAATAAGTTGTGGAAATGCAACTTATAAAGTGGTAAAAGCGGAAGTCGGGACTTATGAAGTATATATTACAGCTCTCAACATGAACGGAATTGAGGGGGAAAAGTCACAAACAGTTGTTGCACGTAGCTTGAAAGTAGATGGAACACAAATGAATGTCGACAATGATAGTCTTGTCATAGATACAACAGGAGGAAAAAAGCTTGTTCTTGGAACGGTATATTCTAAAAATTTGGGAGCAAATTCAGTAACTGCAAATGCTATTGCTGCAAGTTCTATTGATACAAAGCACTTAAATGCTAATTCAGTAACAACTGAAAAGATTAATTTTTCTGAAAATGATGGACTTTATAAAGACAGTACAGGCGGAATACTTGTAAAGGGCGATAAGCTTACAATAACCGCAAGAACTGTTTTTGATAATGATGTAAGTCTGAATGGAAAAATTGTTGGGCAAAATGGAATAGTTGTAGAACATGAAAATAGAAGAACTACTATAAGAGGTGGAACAATCTATTTTGAAGAGAGAAATAATGCAGGACAATATATTCAGACAAGGACATTCAGGAAAATGGCAACAGGAGTATATGGCTATAATCCTGCAAACATACAATGGATAGATGTAAGACACTATACAGGAAATATTGATTGGAACAATGTAAGAATAAATGCAAGCCTGACAAGATTCAATGTTGATACCAACGTTAGAATGATTCTTTGTGAAGTAGTAAGACATCCACATGACAGGCATTTATTTTATGTGAGGGTCGGTGGAGTAAATGTTGTAGAACAAGGATGGCAGATGGTAGCTGATAACAACTATACATGGGATAGAAACTATACACCGCCTGTTGTTGGTGGGAGTTGGAATACCGCCGCTTATCTTCAGGAAGGGACATTCGGAAGTGCAATAGTTGTTCAGGATTTATATTATAATGGAATTTCTAAGATGAGGGTTGAATTTTCTAACAATAACAAAAAACTTATGCATGAGTATGAAGAATGGAGAGAAAGAAGAGAAAATACAACACACTTACATTCAGATAGCTATATTACTTACAACATGATTTTTAGAGTAAGGCATAAACCTGCTGGCAGTCCTCATTGGTCAGACTGGCAATACTACACAAGCAATAATTTTGATGGATTAAATCAAGGTGTTAAGTATGACATCAATATTCAGATGGTAGTTGTAAATTTTACAATAAATAAAAATTCAAATGGTGCAACATGGGGTGGGATAATAAGTCGTAACGGTAACAGTATATGGTATGACACAAGAGGAAATGGGAATTTGAAAGTCTGGGTTTCAACAAGTACAGAAGGTAATATCGCTGGTGGTGAAGCTACATGGTGGGCATACGAAGATTAGAAAGGAGAGCTAATGAGTATAAAGGAAGAAGCAAAAAAACCGATTGTCATTGATGGTATGCAATACAATTTTGATGGTGACATAAGAATCAAGATAAAACAGTTCTACAAGCTTGATTTGTTAGAAAGAACGAAAATAATAAAACTGGCAGAAATGTGTGACGAAAAATTTAAAGAAACTGAACAGAAAAATGAAACTTTTACAGAAAAGTTCCAAAAATTAAACGACACTATAAATATTAAGGAAAACGGAGATGTGGATTTCACAATCTCGGGCAATATACTTTTAAATGGTCAGAATGTTAAGAATGAAGCAACAGGAGATGTGACATCTAACGGAAACAATACTTTTACTGGAATAAATACTTTTAATAATATTAACTTGAAAGGACAGATTTCTTTTTTAAATAATCCGTTATTCACATTTAGTAATATGAATATTGGAAGTGGAACACAATCAGTATTTAACTTAGGGAATACAAATTTTCCGTTGAATTTATTGGCTAAAGACAATAAGGTAATGATAAATGGAAAAGATATTGGAAATAGTTCAAATGCAGAAGTTATATATGACGGGATTTTAAAAGTTCCTATTCCAAGTGAGACTTCATATAGTGATATGGGGACGGTTATTAATTATAATTATGCTCATTTAGTTAATGGGAAAGAATATTCTTTTATTTATTTTTTGTTTGAAGATGATACAACAAATACTACTTTTGATTCTATGATTAATTATTCCCAAGAACGATATTGTATTAACTTCATTGTTCCTGCTGGTGTAAAGAGTATCTCAAAAAATGCTGTGTCTTATTGCAGTCTTTTAGTTCAAGTTGATGACAAACAGAAGAAAATTTCTTTTTCTTCTAATTATAAGATTGCTGATTATCTATGCATAAAAAAAATTGTCATATTTTAGGAGGTGAAAAAATGAGTGGAAAATGGCTTATAGAAATAGTTGGAGGTAGACCTCAAAGTTATATGGATATGAAATATTTGAGTAAGGATATAAAATATTTTGATAAAAGTATAGAGGTTGAAAAAACTGAAATAGAAATAGAAAATTTAAGATTATATAAGCTTGAAAATGAAAAGCTTGTAAAAGATGAAGAACTTATAAGAAAAGAAAAGGAAAAAGCAAAGCAGGAAAGGATATTGGCAATTAAAAAGGAGCTTTCGGAATTAAAGGTTGAATATTCTGAAAAGGAATTTTTGTTTAAAGGCAAATACTTGCAGAAAAACAGAGAAAAAGGTGACAGGGATAATCTGACTGGAATAGTAGTGTTATTAATGGCAACAGGACAGAAAGAGTATGACGGCTGGAAAGTGTTGGATAAGGACACAAGGGAGCATGTATATCTGAAGCTATCACTTAATGATTTGAAAGTAATGGCTTTACATATGCAGGAGCAGGTCACGAAGGCATTAAAAATTGAAAGTAGCTTGATAGAGAAATTGGAAACCCTGACAGATGAAGAACTGAAGTTATTTAATGCAAGAGAAGAATTCGAAAAGTTATGGAATTAATCGTGAGGTTATTCGTGATAAAATCTCACGAATAAAAACATGAATAGGAGGTAGCATGCAGTTAGAACAAGATAAACTATACATTAGTTTTCACAGACCAAAAAGCATAGTAGGTCTACTTATATCACTTAGAACACTGGGCAAATATAGTCATTGTGAGCTGGTGTACAATGATTATGTATATTTGTCAAATCCAGGTGGCGTGAGAATAAAGCCATTTGTACGAAAAGAAAACATGGATATTTACGAACTTGATAGTCATATAGAAATTCCAATAGTGCTTGAAGAATTTAAAAGATTAAAAGGCAAGGGTTATGATTACTGGGCAATATTTTTAGCTCAATTGCTAGAGTTGGGAATAGAGCATAAGGATAGATATTTTTGCAGTGAATTGTGTTTGCACTTAATAAATAAGGGACTGGACGATAGTCTTACATACAATTTAATGGCATTAAAAGAAAGTGCATTTAGTCCAGTAAAATTGTTTAAATATCTGAAATTTATGGAATTATTAGGAAAGGAAGTGAAATAATGGATATAGAAAAACTTATATGTACAGAAATTGAATTTGATAACAAAAAATACAAAGTAATTGGTGTAAAATTTGAAAAAGATAATATCGTATTAGATGTAGAAGAAAAAAAGGAAGTGAAATAGTGGATAGATTTGAAAAATTTTTAGATTATATTTTTGAAGTTGAAGGCGGATTTACTAATGACAAAAATGACAGAGGTGGAGCAACTAACTTTGGGATAACTGAAGAAGAAGCAAGAGAATTTGGCTATACTGGAGACATGCGAAATTTAACAAAAGATTTTGCAGAGAATATTTATTTAAAAAAATATTATCTTGGGAACAAACTGGATAAAATAACGGATGACAGAGTAGCTTTATCAATATTTGACTGGGCTGTAAACAGTGGAAGAAGAGGAATTAAAAAGGCTCAGATTGTAGCAAATAAATTTGGAGCAAACTTAGTCATAGATGGAATAATTGGAAATAAAACACTAGAGGCAATAAACAGTATAAATCCTGAAGCTTTTTTAAAGGAATATCATAAAATGCAGAGAACTTTTTATAAAAATCTTGCAGCGAAAGACAGTACACAAGAAGATTTTTTAAAAGGATGGCTCAATCGTGTAGAAATAAAAGAAAAATATATTGAAAAGGTGATGTGAATGAATATTGAAGAGTTAAGAAAAGAAATAGGAAACACAGTTGAAATTAAAAATAAAATATATGAAATAAAAGAAGTCGGAGAGGATAAAGAATACGGACTTTTGTGGATAAAAGAATATCAGCAGGAGGTGAAACCCACCTTGAAAAATAAAAAAATCTGTATAATTATAGGACACGGTGGCTTTGATACTGGAGCTGTATCGCAGGATAAAAAAGTGACTGAACTGGCTTACAACACTGAGATAGCAGAAAAACTTGCAAAAGTACTGGAAGAACAGGGATATGAGAATTTTATTCACAACAGAGGTTATGCAAGGATTGAAAATACAACGTTTATAAACAGTCAGAATCCTGACCTGGTTATATCGTTGCATTGCAACAGTTCGGATAATCTAACAGCAACAGGAACGGAAGCTATTCATTTTCCTGGAAGTAAGAATGGGATAAGATTTGCAACTATATTAAGCAAGAATGTGTCTGAAGCATTAGGAATAAGAAACAGGGGAGCGAAAGAACCTTATCAGGGAAGAGGAGACGGTCTTTTAAGAAGACTGAAAGCTCCTGCGGTAATAAGTGAGCCGTTTTTTATCAATATTAACAGTGATTTAAAATTAGGGCTTGAAAGAAAAAATGAATATATACAAGCAATAGTAAAAAGTATCAATGAATATTTTGAAATAAAATAAGACTTAAAATTTTTAAAAATTAAGTCTAAAAAATTTTATAGGCTTAAAAAATGAAAAAACTGAGTCTATAAGAAAAAATAGCTTGTATATTTTGAATATAAGAGCTTTAAAACAAAATTAGATATAAAAGGTCATCTGACAGAATAAAATTCAAATTTGAGCCTGTCAGGTGGCTAGAATAAAATATAATATAATATAAACAAAGGAGAAGATAATTATGGATAGATTAGCAGCAAAAATTTATATAACAGGTAAAATTTTAGAATTAGGAAAGACATTAATTTATAAAACAGAAATACTGAGCAAAGGGAAAGCTGGAATAGAAAAATTTAAAGAAGTACATGATGGTTTTTGGAAAAAATTAGAGGATCTGCTGGAAAAAGAGAAATCAATTGACAGACCTTTTATTCCGAATTTTGTTGAAGAGATAGGAGAAGAAGCGTTAACAATAGCACTGGAAGAGGCTAAAAAGAACTGCGATTTAAGAGTAGTACTGCAAAATATATTTAATATTGAAAAAAAGGAAAATCCTGCTGCACTTTAGCAACTAAGGGGGAAAAATGTTTTTTAAAGAAATTGCTGACTTGGGTATAACAGTAGTGGTCTGTGGAATATTTCTTTATTTTGCAAAGACCATATTTGACTTAATGATAAAAGATAATAAGAAATATTACGAAGAAATTTTAGTAAAATTAGAATATGCAGAAAATAGGAGAAGTACACTTATAACTCAAAATGAAAAACTTGTAGAAGTCCTTAATCGGCTTGAAGAACGGCTAAGGACTGAAAAAGTAACAGGAAAAGCATTGGAAAAAATATTAATATTTCAGGTTCAGGAAATTCGATGGGCGATTCAGAAAAAAATAGTAACATACATTGAAAAAAATCACCTAAAAGAAAACTGGAGCATAATTAATAAAGAAATTGATACTTTTTTTAACAGAAAGCTTATTGACTTCGAAACTGAAATGCACGATATCATCGAGGGTATTACATACAAAATGATTCATGACATAATAAAAAAAGAATTTTCGGAAACTAAGAATATTATCGTCCAAATCCTGGAAGGACTGAAAGAGGACGGAATGGATGAAAAAGAATTATATGAAAGAGCTATAAGAATAGTGGAAGACCATATGCAGACAATAGAAAATGAGCTTGTTGCTCACATAAAAGAATTAATAAATTAGGGCAGTCGTAAAGATTGCCCTTCTTTTTTTATCATATCTATCTAAAAGAAATATTGACAGAAGAAGAGATAGAGCTTTTAAGGAAGTATCTTACAGGAAGAAAATACGATAAAGTTTTTGAGATGGAAAAGTTGAAAGGCTTAGTGCATCGCATTTCAGAAGAGGAACTCAATGAAAAGAATTGCAAATTCAAGTAAATTATGGTATTATAAGGAACATGAAAAAATAAAATATTGCAATTCAAGGATTCTTAGTTGTGGTGACTAAGTATGCACTTGGGTGCGCCATTTTAATTAGTAATTTTTTTTTGTAGATTTGTAGTTAGGAGTAGAAAC